GAGGAAACGACCGCCCCATAGGGATTTTTGAACCACTTGTGGTGATTCCTGCACGATCTCGCCTAGATCGCCAGACTTGCGGAAAGCGGTGTCTTGTTCTACAAGATCTACTCGCTTGCCAAACTCATTAAAGTTACTCTTAATATTATTAACATCAGATGTTACTGTATCAAGAGACTTTGTTACTGCTGCTACTTGCTCATTAAGAGACTTAATAGTTGCAGCAAGATCGCCAAAGGCATTAGTAAGAGAAGCATTAATTTCTGAAACTGCTTTAGCAACTTCTTCCTTAACTTCTGCAACGGCGTCTACCACTGCTTCTTCTGCTTTCTCTACCTCTACTGGTGCCTCTTCAGCAACAGCAGAGTCTGCACCACCGTCAACTGCTTCTGCTACAGGTGCTTCCTCAGCAACTGCAACTTCTTCAGCAACTGCAGGAGTTTCTACAACTTCTGCTGGTTGTGCCTCTGGAGCAACCTCTGCATTTTCAACTACAGCGTCTACGGCTGTTTCTGTTGATTCTGTCATGGGATTTACCTCCTTAGTAATCTTAATTGTACTAATGCCTTTAGCACTATCAACTAAGAATTTTATCATTTCTGTATTATCTTTATCATTTTTTTCTACAAATCCTATGTTTTGCATCTTATTACCATTAGTTGGGCTTACTGCTGATTCAGCGTCTGATACCATTACAATACCGCTTTCTGAATCCCAAAACACATTTTCAACTTCTGCTTTTGATAGATATCCACCAACAACATTTTGTCCATTTACCTTTTCAATAGATACAATATTGGCAAACTGATTTGCTGGATTATCAACTAAAGAAAGTTCATGTAGTTCATAATTTTTAATTACACGGATTGATTTATCCATTTTTTCATCATATGCATCGTCCCAAGTCTTAATGTTTCCACCAATTGAAAAACCAGTATAGGTTCCATCTAGAACTTTCTCCCATGCATCTTGTGCACCCTTTGAAACATATGCAGATATATATACTCCGCTATAAAATTTCTTATCATTTGGATCAAAATATTTGTCTTCTTTAAATGAAACAATCTTTCCAACTGCTGATGGCTGGTGCATTTCACGTAGATTTCCACGAAAATTTTTAAATGCTTCAATGCTAGACTCTGTTGTTACAATATCGCCTTGTCTATCAACGTTATCAAGCGTTGCAAAACCTGACACCATACGGCGTTCAACATCTATTTTTCCAATAGGCATTGAGAGGCGAACATTGTCACCTTCAGTTACCCAATGAGCCTTGTTTGTTAACATAACGTTACCATTATAGCATTTGTTTATAATGTTTTCTCAACTATTGAGACGCTCTACCCTCACCCTGTGGATTACGTCCAGAAACTGTTGTAGTTGAGTCAGAATTATTATTTGTTCTTTCAGAATCTCTTTGACGTGTTCCCGCTAAATTTGCTCTAGCGTCAGTTGCCTGTCTTGGAGACAGAACAAATGGTTCGTCTCCATCTGCTCTTTGTGGCAAATCTAACTTTTCACGAGCCTCGTTTGGAGTCATAACCTGTGTCTTTACGTACCTTTCAAGAATCTGAGATTGTGCAATTTCATCAGTTAAGGTTAGTTCGTTAAACTTTAACTCAAGTATATCTGTCTTCTCTTTAATAATCTTATTGACAATTTTTTCAAGGTGTCTTTGTGCTGGACGAGAAACTTGTTCTTTAAAAGTACGATCTTGGGAAAGCGCTGCTGCTATACCACCAGAGTCTGCCCCACCAAGTTTAGACATTGGAACCTGATGAGCAATTAAAATATCATCACGGTTTTGTTTACGATACTCTTTAAATGAACCATCCTGTATACCATTTTCAATTGGCTCCATCTTAAACTCAACCTTATTGGTATCTGTATCGCCTGGTAGTGGTATGTACAAGGTTCTATGTGATTGAGCCTTTAATCCAGTTTGTAAGAATCTAAACATTTTATCTTCAGCATCCCCTGAAAGTTTTGCTCCTTTAAGAGTTACAACATATCTTGGAACAGCCTTATTTTCAAAGTAATCAATATTATACTGAGATGCAAGTTGATCGCCAACTAAAGATGGCATTGCTGCAATAATGTCTGGAATTCCATAAAATGTATTTAATGGAGAATATTCTTTAAGGTGAATAATTTCATTTGGTCTTGGGTCTGTACCCATTGGGTTTGGATTTTTTGCTCCAAAGTTTCTAAAGTAAACAACTTTTTGTCCAATAATCTGAATAAAGCCATCACGAAGGCGACGCACACGAACAGTAGTTGCTGGTATATGTCCAACATATCCAATATCTCCAGCAACGGTTCTACCTATCTCAATAAAACCATTACCTGTTGCTTGAAGATCTGTATAAACCTTTTCCATTGTTTTTGTAAAACTATCATCATCATTAAGATTTTCAAGCCAGTCACGCATTTCAATTTTCATTCTTTCAATACGGCGACGTGCACGATCAACTGCTGCCTGATCATCATTCATTTCAAAACGCAACATTGTTCTGTCTGTTACATCAAAACGATATCCAAGACCAACAACATTTTCTACCTTAGCATCAATTGCAGCATGGTTGGCAAAAGATGTGTCATAGAAGTTTGCTAATTCATACATATTGTATGGTGGTGTAATTACATCAAAAAGACCATACCCGTTACGATATACAGTACCAGGATTAATCTGTTTTGATCCAGAGTCAACTCCAGATGGTGTTGAGTTTGCTGCATCTAGATACGCCTGATTATTTTCTGGGTTAACATATTTTGCCATATTGCGAGTTGTTCTACGGCGGAAGTTTTGATCAAGTCCTGCATAGTCTTTTAGTAGATCCCAAGACTTATTGAATGGATCTTGTGATTTAAATATATTTTCATCACGCTCTTGCGTATTTAATCCTGCACGTACGTATTCTTGATCAGCCATTTTCGTATGCATCTCTTCCATGTTTGTCTAATGTTTGTTGTGCTGCATGCCAAGCACCTAAGTCATTCATTGAAGGAATTAATCCAGCCCTTAGTCTTTCCTTTTGTTCTGAATACTCTTCTTCGCTAATTCTATGTAGCCCAGGAACAAACACTGCTTTGCCCTCGCCATCATCCCCATAAGATATTGCAGCACTTTTTAGTTCAGAAATCTTTGAAAGATCTCCTCGCTCTGCAGGTATGTTTAAAATTGATCCTTCGTCATCAGTAAACCATTTTCCATTTGACTTCTTATATACATATAGTCCCCAGTCATAGTGCTTTTCAATTACTTTACGTCGCACATTCTTTACATAGGGTTTACCAGTTTTTGGATTAATTAAGGATTCCATAACCATAAGTATAGCAGATTATACTGGTGTTGAGATACTTGTTGACCACTCTGTTTCCGTATAGACCTTTATTAATTCTGGTGCATACGATATTCCCTGGACATCATCAATAATAATCTTATTGGTTCCCGTATAGGTCTTATAAATATCTGATGGATTTACAAAATAAAATTCCGTTTGTCCTAGATTAAGTACACCATCCCATGTAAAACTATTTAGCCAGAATTGCCACTGAAATGTGGTAACTGTATCTGTCAAAACCTTAAGCCAAGGTCGCCTTGCACTGCTTTGAACTTCTCTAATACTATTTGCTTGATAGTATGCAATATTATTAAATACTGCTGGGCCTGTAAGATTAATATTTCCAAGATATGAGTCAAATAATAAAGATACAGCAAAAGATATACCAATAACTGACCACCCTTTAATATTTATAATTGGCTCTCTAACTATTGATCCATTCAAATAAAACGATATACCCTCATAAGGAGTTCCTGATGCGTTTAAAGCAAAAAGTCTTCCTCTATTTCCAGAATTGCTATTGGCTACCACGTAAACCTTAACAGTGCCCTGTTTATGGTTTATTTCAAATAATTCAACTGGATCTGTTGGGAAAAAATCTTTATCATATCTAAACCATAATTGAGTTGCGCTAATTCTATAGTTTGAAGCAAGTTGGCTATTTATTGGAAAAGAAATTCCACGATTAATTAAATTGTTTTGCTCTCCTCTTACCTCTATACCTGAATTTTTTGTTAGATATAGATATGGTGTGCTTTCTTTATAGATGCTAAATGGGTTCTTGGTTTTATAGTCATAATAGATTCCGCTTTTTTTATATGGAAAAAGATCTACGCCAAACCTTGTACCAACTGGATTTGATGAGTTACTATTTAAGACTTGTGAAGCAAATTGAAGTTTATTTAATAGTATTGGCTTTGTTAATATTCCACGACTTATAATCTCTAAATTATAGACAATTGCCAAAGAATTAAAGTCAACACTTTGTTTTGGATATATAATTGTATTGTTTATAATTTCAAATTTTGTAGTTTCCCAATCAGTGTAGTCATTTACATCAATAATATTATATTGGTTTGGCCTTACTATATTGGGATACTCTTCAACAGAGTTGGCTCCATCTACTACATATTGAAACGTTGCATAACTCTTAATTTCTGAGTTGGTTGTGTCATAATAATATTCTCCACTAGAATCTTCTGTAAGTTCTGCAGGCGATGGATATCCAATATTAAATTGCAAAAAGTCTAAATCATAATGCTTATTGCCAGTTTCATCAGTTACATATTTTGCAAAATAAGAAAGTGGTAAATAGTCTTGCCAGTATGAAGCAACACCAATATCTAAGAAATATTTACCGTAAGACTCTGTTGGCAAAAGAGTATAACTTGCTGTATGATCAAGAAGTTCTTGGCCAGAGGATGCTATTGCAATTCCATTATCTGCAAAGTGAGTTGCTACATATGAAGCATTTATTGCTGTTGAAAATCCAACTGAGTAAATTCTTCCACTAAAAACATTGCTTGTTCCATCTCCACCAACGTATAGGTTTAATCCATTTTGATTGCCAAAGAATGCAGCAAGATTTCCACCATACGTGTTGACCAATGAACTTATCTGGAATCCAGCGGAAAACAATTCAGCATCTGGTATTCCATTTTCTTCAACATATATTTCTTCTTCTACCCCATTATAAAATAATGTATAAACTATATCTGCGTCCAGTGTCTTTACTTCAAAATAGTTTCCACTTAGTGAATTAACAACTTTTAACAATATTGTATTATCTTCTGTGTTATTTATTATTGAAAACACTCCATAGACTGTGTGTATTTGATCAGCCAGAATGTTTAATCTTGAAAAGTTAATGTATGAGTTTGTTGAGTTCCAACTAGCATTTGGCCTTAGACGTATAAATTTGTTGTCTAAAAATGGACCTGAGTCAATAGTTTGTAGATCTTGATTATCTGAATAGAATTCATCTAGCGTTTTATTGCCTAAAAATATCTCTGGTAAAGAATACTGTGGCGTTCTTAGTGTAGTTGCGGTAGTTAATAAATTATCAAACGTACCCTGCTGCCATTGTGCAAAATCTGGATAGTTATAATTTACAGCATAGTTTGAGAATGGATAATCAATAAAGGCTGTGGTTCCACCATAGGCTGAGTTAATTCCTTCTGGAGATATAACTCCTTGGCCATATACCCATCTACGCTTTGCTAATGTGACTGGAACTTGATATGAATAAATAGCAACACAGTCAACTTCAAATGGTGATATATCTGCAGATGAATAAAATCCTACCCAGTCTTGATTATTACCAACATCTCCAGATTCTTCAGATAGTTCTGTTGGAAGCACAAGGCTTGATGTATCAAGAGTTAAAGATAAAACTTCTTCACCATTTATTAAAAGTGATGCTGAGTTTCTAATTAAACGAATATGAATAAGCATTGGTCTATACCATTCACCAACAAAGTGCGATGCAAACTGATCTCCAATAACTAATGTTAAAAATCCACCTTCAACATACAAACCATCTTCAGAAGCAATTGGACCAAATATTCTAAATGGTGTTGATGTGTTGGCATTTATTCTTGCCCAAAATTCTACAGTATAATCATTGTGCTGTCCTTTTTGATTTAAAAATCCTTTTCCAGGAAGAATAAGTGATGCATCGCTATATGGTTTTAAAACTGTAACTCCAGATGCACCATATACAAGCGGTATACCAGAGTTAATAGCGCAAAGTTTTGAGTCTGCAATATAGTAAGCACTATCTTCAGCAATGCCATAGGCCTGTGCTTCAACAGCATCTAATCCACCATATTGACTAACTTCTGCTGGAACTGTTGTTGTGTTTAATCCAAGTGAGTTTACTTGAAACTCTTCAGACCATTGACCAAAAGATAGTCCATTAAAATAAAATTGATTTTCTGATGTATTTGATGCACCTTCAATAATTCCAACAACTAACACTATTCTTAAATTAGCATTTACATTTGGTTTTTCAAATGTTTCAGATATGTATGACCATCTTTCATTAAAAATTGTAGAAAATGTTTTTAGGTTTTGAACAACCTGCATTGTGATTGGGTCAGTATATTCATATCCAATTGAAACATTTCTTAAATAAATACTATTTGAGTAAAAATATGTACCTATAGAAAATGTTTCCAAATCATCATTAAGTGTATTTATATTAATGATTGTTGGGCTAATTGCAGTAATATCCATTGTTGGATTAACTGATAGGTTTCCTGTTAATATGGTTGTTACACTGTCAGAAAATGGTTCTCCAGTAATAGATGACCCAGATGAAGTTGTACCATTGGTTATGGTCCATCCACTGTTTATATTCCGTTGATTTTCTGTAATTAAAGAAATGTAGTCAAGTTGATCATCTAATGCCCAGAGAACTAGTGGGTGCTCAGAATAAATCTTCTCTGCATATAAATTTGATGGATTAGACATTTTTCTCCTATTCCCCTATTATAGCAGGGTAACATTAGTTTCTAGGAATCCACAATTTTTCGTTGCCATTGTTATGATATCTTGCCATAACAAATAGCAAGTCTGAAAGCCTATTCAGGTACTTTGCAATATTTTTATTTAGACCTTCTACCTTCCAAACCTCACGTTCTGCCCTTCTTACAATAGTTCTTGCATTATGTAGTGGGCCTGTAGGCAAAACAAAAGAATGAAGTGGCTCAAGATATTGGTTGTAGTCATCAATTATATTTTCTAAATATATGACTCTATCTTCTGATATTGTTATTGTTGGAGCGCCAGATAGTTCTGCACCTAGGTCAAACAGGTCACTTTGTATTCTATCTATAATGTCGTTATGATATTCCGTCGCCATTCCAATAGCAGAGTTAGCCTCATCTATTGCACCAATTGCTTCAATTAAAGAACTGCTTTTATCTATTCTTTCATTTGTAGCGGTAGACGTTTTGCCATCATCACCAGTCTTTGTATAAATGCGAGTTAGGTGAACCATTAGTGTCCTGTCAGAGAACGCCAAATATCTATTGTTTTTTCATTGGCTATATATAAACACAATATGGTTAAAGCAAGTTGAACTATTATTTTATAAGAAGATTTTTGTTCTATATGTCTATCTAATAGTTTCATGGAAATACTACCTTTCCATCAT